ACTATGTAGAGTGGTAGGCTCGATAGCTTCAACAAAAGATATTGGAGTCGATATTTTCTTCTCCATCTTATCTCTGAAGTCTGCGATTATTTCCCTAGAGATGTTTTCATCGCCATGATATTTATTCAGCGCGGCTTCTGGAGACATCTTTACTTCACGGTAAATTCTGTCTGGTGTTCCGTCAGCGCCTTCATCAAACACAAAGGTTGTTAGGTGGTGATCTCTGAAGATCAATCTTTGGAATATACCATCATCACTCTCGTCCTCAACAGAAAGACCAGACGTACCAAAGGCAACCATACCCTGTATGTCTTGACCTATCTGAACTAGAAAGTTTGAGTCTTCAAAGGCTGCTAGCATTGAGTCTGTGACTTGCTCTAACCAAGAACTCCACTCGTCCGACTGATTATCTTTACCTCGTAGCTTTAAGCCAAACCACTTGCCAGTGAAGATAGCGCCGATGATTGAGGTGGACAGTAGCCTTGCAGACCTAACAGCAGTAGCATCAAATATCTGATTGCTTCTGGTCATGTCACCCTTGACTCGTTTGGTTATGAAGTCGCTATGGTTAGGGATAACGAATTGAGAAATGTATTCCCAGTAGGTTTCCCAGTTCTTTCTGGATGTCTTTAGCCGCTTCTGTTCGCTACATATTCTGATTGCTTCTTTATCGTAATTCATAATTTATCCTGTGTAGTCTGATGCCCAGACCCAATTTGTTATACCAGCTCGTCTTGCAGATTCTGGAGTTGCGTAACGCCGACCTGTTGCGGGGTCTACTACCTCGTCTTCAGGGGTTGTGTCCCTAATAGTTAGAGTCGTATCAATCTCATCGTTCGTGTCTTCATCTTGAGAAGGCGGTGGATTTGACTCATCTTCTGGCGTTTCAGGATCGTCTTCATGCTCTTCATCATCAATAACATCATTGCTGGGTGGAGTTTGATCTGGGTCGTCATTAACTGGCGGCGGCGGTGAAATCTCTGGCGGCTCTGGATCAAGCGGCGGATCAACGATGTCAGGCGGCGGCGCTGTTGGCGGGGGTGGCGCTGCTGGTGGAGGTGGCGCTACTACTGGCGGAGGCGGCGCTTCTTGGTGAATTGCAAAGCCGTGCTGCACATCAATCGCATTTCTTAATCCTTCATCACCACTGTTCCATGCGTTAACATAGTTGTCATACCAGTATCGAGCATCTCCACTATTACGAGCAGTAGTGTCTATATTACCATTACCCCTGTCGAAAGCCATCTGACGCTGCCAAGTCTCCCAAGTAACAGCAGAACCTCCGCCCCAGTTATCTACATTACCTGAAGGTGCAGGTGGTGGAGTTCCCCCTGATGGAGGTGGAGGTGGAGTCCCGCCCGTTGGTGGAGGCGGGGGAGCGTTTGGTTTGTCGTTAGGGTCTTTAGGCATCACATACTCGTTGTAACAATAATTTCTTCGTTAACTCTAAATGGAATGTGCTGTGCAAATGTTAGCGCACACGCATCCCCCTCGTCTGGAGAGAACCCAAGCTCCTTCTTAATCTGGTCTTTAGGCAGTAAAAGCAAACGATGGTTCAAATCTCGCTTGTATAGGCTACCACAAAGGTCGGTTTGTAAGCTATCCGAATCAGGTATTTGTACGGGAGTATTCTCATCATTTAGCCATAAAGCCATTCTACCCCACATTTCTGCCCTTTTATTCCCATATTTCACGTCATTATCCGCTGTAGAGCCGAATGCAATCGGTATCACATTTGGGTATCCCTTGTCGTGGAGTGCGTCACAAATGTCTGATCCACCACCAGAGTCAATGAATGTAATGGTCGGTCTGTGCTTCTCGATAAACTGTAGGCACTTTGATAATTTCTGTCCAAGAGTGTTCACATCTGATCCAGAATAAGAAACTACCTCGATAATCTCTCTGCCTTTACGGGCTGCCAAGGAAAATCTATCTCCCCCCTCAACACCGAATGACGGGTCAATGCCGACTGTGACATGCCCACGCGCATCTATGTCCTGTTTCCTAGCTCGCATACACCACAGAGGATCAATCAGACCCCCTCCAGCAGACGATTGGAACGCTTCGGTAGGATTCATAGGGTATTCTTGCTTGAAGCGGTTAAGGCCATCTGTGCCGTCCGACTCCATAGACTTGATCTTGATTCTCCGCCAATGAATTTGATCTAGTGTTAGCTCTGTGTGTTCTACACCAGAAAGATCGGTGTAAGGTCGGAACAATTCCTGTAGTTCCATCTCTGATTCTTCTGGTTCAAAGTCTAGCGGAGCTAATTTTTGATATTCACTCTGCCAATACCACGGAACGAACACGGGAATGAAGTCTGTCTCTCCCTTTTCTGCTAGAACCCACTGTTTGTGGAAGTAATTACCCATTCCACGGGCTGTAGACTCGTACCAAATCTCTGTATTACGAGCATCTGGAACGGTTTGCATCAATCCTACGGCTAAATCCCCTGCGTTTTCCCACAAAGCCACCTCAGAACCGTGCAAATATTGATTCGTGGAGCTTACACCAGTGTTTTTATTGCCAGCAGTACCAACACGATACTCTGAATCGAGCTTATCAAAGCGAATGTAGTTGAGGGATGCGCCAGAAGTAGACGGTTTAATGAGTTCATTGCAATGTTCATGGTATCTCGATGTCATACCAAGGAGATTCTTCGTTGCTTCCCCTTCGTGAGTTAAGATAAACGCCCTTTTCCCTATGGCGTGGGTGATTTTCCAGTAGAAACGACCCTGAATGTAGGTGGACATGCCCTGTTGCCGACCTTTTAGCACGATAATCCGCACATATCCTACGTCATTCATCTGCTTTTCAGCGATATTATGGACATAAAGTTGGGCTTGGTTCATCTCAAGCGGTTGTATACCGTCAGACTTGGTACGAATTTTTAAATTGACCTGTGCGTAATACACAAAGTTAGTCCTAAGTAGCTCCCTAAGTTCTAATTCCAGCTCTTCGTTGCTTTGTTTAGGCATATTATCCTTGATCTTCTGTGGTTTTCTGCATTATTGCTGCTCCATAAGCCAAACATTTGAATTTTTTCATATTATTTTTGAATAACCAGTTCAGGCTGCTTAGGGATGTGCCTGATATTTCGCTTAATTCTTTCAGTGAGTCTAGCCCACAAGACTTTGCGAGGCTACTTGGGGTCGAATCTGTCATCAAATTGCTCTTTTATTTCTTCTATTGTCTGGATTGCCGCCTTATACCCTTCAACGAACTGGGCTGGAGCTGAGCCTTCAAGGCTAACTGCCAGAAGTTCCATCGCGTTTATGGTGGTTTTGAGCATATTTGACTTGGCTCGGAACAAATCCAAATGGCTATCTTGGGAATCCTTCCACTTATCTATGTATGTCATTCTTTATTCTCAGATTGAGATTGATCTACCCCAACTAGCTTAGAAGGGGCAGAAGAACCTAATGGAGGTATTCATATATCTATGACCTCGTTAATCAATGCTTAAGTACATTGAGTTACTGCAAGATACTACAACTATTGGAGTAAGTCAAAGGTATAACGTGCAACTATTGGTTAGAATGGGGTATAAGCAACAACTATTGGAGGGAATTGGATATTTCATATTTTAGTTTGTGTGTATGTGGGGGTACGTAACCTGTCCCCGCCGCGTAAAAGGGGGGTACGCCCTCCGCAGAATTTGTTTTGGCGCGGGAATTGTTAGCCCTAATATATATTATACATGTGAGCGATAAAATTATTCTATGCCCTCAAGCGTGAGCAAGTAAGCCAATGTATTACGCGCTGGAGTTTTGAGAATGTGAGGGAGACACACATGGGGGTGCTTATTGCAGGGTTATGAGTTGGTATTGAGTATGCTATCTATAGTACTGAGGTATACATCTCAGGGCTTAGTGTCTCTATATAGGTAGACAGCCATAGATAGTATTAAGCCGCTTATTGGTACTGCATCTAATAGAGTGTTAGCCCTTACTAATTAACGTCAATGATCTTCCTTTGATCTAATTGCTGTAGTAGCGTTTCGTGCTTGTTCTCATT